TTGATATGTTCAATAATGAATGTGAAGGTATGTGTGGGGTTTAGTATGAAAGAGTTTGATAGAATGAGACAAAAATTAATTGATCTTGAGGAGATTGATTTTACTAATGATGAATATCATTTGGTTTTTCAAATGGCGGGTTATGATATTCTAACTAACTCTGAAATGAGAACTTTAATACTTGCTTTTTGTGAAAAATTAAATCCAGAATTATCACCAAGAGAATATGATAATATTAAAGATCACCATGTGGATTTAACAGAATGACATACGAAGGTATCTTTGATGAAACTGATTGTAAGAAAGAATTAAAACGAGCAAAGAAGTTTATAGAAAAACAAGCTAACATAATTTTAGCATTAGAAAAAGAACTAGAAGAAAAAGAAAACGAAATAATAATAATAAAAGAAAGGTTAAAAAGTGAGAAACTTATTCGAAACAATAATTGATGTAGGTAGTGGTTTATTCTTATCTACTTTAATCCAGCTATATATATTTCCATTCTTTGATTTGCATCCAACAGTATTAGAGAGCTTTCACATAGCAGTTATCTTTACAGTTATATCTATGATGCGTTCATGGTTTTGGAGAACAGTATTTACAAGGAGGAGAAAATGAAGTTAAAACTATTAGATCTATTTAGTGGAATAGGTGGGTTCAGTTTAGGATTAGAAAGTACAGGACAGTTTGAGACAATCGCATTTGTAGAGAAGGATGAGTTTTGTCAGAAAGTTTTAAAGAAAAATTTTAATAACATACCAATAGAAAGTGAGGTTAGAAATGTCAAAGGAGATAGATATGCAGCAGATATTATTACAGGAGGATTCCCATGCCAACCATTCTCAGTCGCAGGAAAGAGAAAAGGAACAGATGATGACCGCTACCTCTGGGATGAAACTATTAGAATCATCAGAGAGTGTAAACCTAGATGGTTCATTGGGGAAAATGTTGAAGGCATTATTAACATCCAAGAAGGCATGGTCCTCCGACAGGTGTGTGATGACTTGGAAAAAGAAGGTTTCGAAGTCCAATGTGTTGTTATTCCAGCTTCAGGCATCGGTGCGTGGCATCAAAGGAAAAGAGTCTGGATTCTTGCCTACTCCGAATACAATGGATCACATAGATCGAAAGGGAATGAGACCATCGAGAGCAGCAACGAACAGGAAAAGCGGTTATCTGTCAGAGATGATCAAGATGTACCCAACACCAACTCAAGACTCAGCGTCAGAGAGAACGAAGAAGTACAAGCAAGGAGGAACACCTCTACCACTAGCGGTGAAGATGTACCCAACTCCGACAGCATCAGACATCGAAGGTGGAGCAGCGAAGGATGTACAAATGAAAGATGGTCGTTTCTTTCGAGAGAACAAGAAGGGAGAGAGGTGGGGAGTGAAGCTGAGAGATGCGATGGAGATGATGCCAACACCAACAGCGAGGGATCACAAAGACATGGGGTATCAACCAACATGGAAACCAAGCAGAGACAAGTCAGTTCCAAGAACAGTATTGAAGAACAACAAACCTGGTGGGAAGCTCAATCCGACATTTGTCGAAATGTTAATGGCATATCCTATGAATTGGACAAAGATCGAGCCAACAGAATTAAAAGTCTCGGAAACTCAATCGTTCCCCTCATCGCAAGAGAACTTGGACTCGCCATCATCAAAGCAGAAGAGGATGTATAGAACCCCTACTGCTATGGATATAGCGGAGGATAGTTTTGTCTTTGCTGCCAAACTTTTGAAAGGTAAAATAAATAGAAGTTCTAATTCTAGGGTACAGATAACTTTATCTACTGATGTGGCTATGGAATATTTAAAATCCAATCCACACTTAATTGATGAGTATGATAAACCATTTAAAATTAGACCTAACTTACCCAATAAGTTTGAGTTTATATCTTACCTTAAATCTAATAGTACGATCAAAGATTTAGCTAATAAAACTGATCTACCTAAGACAAAGATTGAGCATTGGTTTAGGAAAGATAAATGTTTTTCCTATCCAAGTATTGAGGATTGGAATAAGATAAAACCACACTTAAAAAAAATACAATTTGATGATGAGCTCACTTATGAGATTGATGAGGATTGGAAATCTTAATGGCTAGATGGACTTATGCCTTTTCAAATGGCAGCTATAACGATTGGCATAGGAAATACGATGGTATTGCTATGATTGATATAGATTCTATTGAGTGTTGTCCTAAATGTTATGAACCTTTGGCGGTCCTTGAGACTTGTTATGATAAAGGTCAGAAATGGAAGGCTACAACCCTTGCAAACATAGTCGGTAAACGCTTAAATATACCTGTATTTTTGGTGTTCTATAAAAAACTGACACATGATACCCTAACTTTTAGGATCAAGCGTATAACAGGCTCTCAGACAGAGTTTGAGGTTATGAACGAGAACCAATGGCTATCTATCTTGCTAAACCTCCAAGAGAACCATAGAAAAGTATGTAATGATAAAAACTAGGGGATTTTTACAGCTTACTTATGTGCTTTACCACCATTTAGATAAGGTTGGGGGTTCTAAAAAGGCTAATTGTCTGTCTGTTTATCTATCACTCATGAAATATTGTTGGAAATCTAACGATTATAGAGCAGGATTAAGGCATTCAACTATTGAGAAAGATACCAAGTTATCTAGGACCACAATTCACAGAACATTACTAACTCTTACTAAATTAAATGTGATCTCTACTATAAAAGGTAGGTCAGGTAAGACCTATCAAATAAACCCTAAGTTTGTTAAGTTTGAGAAGGGTATGTTTAAAAATAAAACATCAATGTATAAAAATGAAACATCCAATGTTTCAAATGTACAGACATTAGTAGAAACAATAGATACAATAAACAATAAGCCTATTGAGGATGTGATTAGAGACTATAAAGGTAATCAACAATTAATAATTGACAATTTAGCGAAGCTCCCCTTGGACATCTTAAAACAAGATAATAATAATCCTTATTATGTTAAGTTAGCCATTCAGAGAAAAGAGGAATTAGCAGCCAATGAGAAAAAGACGTATGTGTCCCCTCAAAAAATCTTACAAGCTCTCAAATCTATAAGTAAGAACAGTAATCCAAGATACAGAGAAAAGGTTGCATATAACAAAAGAAATAATTTAGATTATAAAGGTAATGCCAAAGATAAAGATAAGGTGTGAAGGTACATCTAAACAAAGCGGTAAGCGGTGTCGTGCAAAAGGGTATTTTACCCCTACTTCAAGACGTATGCTCTGTCGTTTTCATGGGGGATCTCAATCTACAGATTCAAAGACCAGGAAATATAAAGGTTTATACAACAATAAAAATGTAACTATACAAAACAAAATAAAACTATTAAAAAACTTAAAAAACTTTAAAGATAAAACAGATGACGAAATCAAAGAGTATATCCAAAACCAAGAACAACTTGCCTCTCAATCTGACAGATTCAGAACAAAATACTATACTCGCCACTATTTACGATGGCGGAATACCCCATATCGTAGTCAGAGACACTTTAAAGATCAGCTTGATGTCTTTCTACAAGTTCTTAGATCAAAATCCAAAGTTTAAAGAGAAGTTTAACCAAGCTCAAGAGATAGGTATAAAAACATTGGTTGAGAAAATGTTAGCAATATTTTCTTCTGATGTTACTGAAATGTCTAATGAGGAATTATTATTTTTAAGAGAGAAACAAAACTATTTGAAATGGTTAGCTCCAAGAGTCAGTTCTTTATTTCAAGAAAAACAAAATCTTAATGTTAAATCGGATAGTTCTATTCGTATTTCGTGGGAAGATAATCAAGATGATTTGATTGATGTGAGTGCCGAAGAAGTATCGCCACCCACAGAGATAAATGATTAATAAAAAAACGAGGATAGAAACATCCAAACCAAGACTATCCATCCAAGAATTAACCATATCATAATTAATTTTTAATTATTTGTCTTAAAAATTTCTTTGCTTTGACTTTGTCTTTAACAAAGATCCATCTTTTTTTTATAATTTTATTTAAAAAACTTTCCAATTCTTGATTAGAAAACTTTTTAATTTTTTGGTTTGGATAGTCTATTATATACATTATTTCCTTTCTCTTTTATTGTTTGTTTTCCTAGTCTTATATTTTCTTGAGTTTGTTTAATAAGCTTCATTATAAATCCGCTTGTTACTTCAACCTCATGAAAATTCTGTTGTTCTAATTGTTTAAGCATAATTATATTTATTATTAATTTTTTCTAACCATTTTTCCAAATGCTTATATCTTTTTTCTTCACTTAAAATTTCACACCCCATTCCTGTAGTATCTGTCCAATGATCATAACATTGCATTTTTAAATATAATTTTTCTTTTAAATATAAATATTGATATTTTTTTGTTTTTAATTTTTGTTTTAATAGTTGCATCTCATTTTCCCTTTCTTTTATCATTAAAATATTATTGATCCTAAAATAAAACCAATAAGAAATATTACTATTTCTGTTCTATAATACAGACTCTTTGAGCCTATTTCTTTTCGCCATTCTTTAGGTGTCTTTCCTAGTATTATCATCATTACCTCTTTGTTAGATTGTTATAATCATTACTATTGTTACAAATAAAAACACAACGCAACAATAAAAATCTATACTTGTCATTGTCGGTCCTTTCTTTTTTGTTTAATTCTATTTTCACAATCTTTTAGATCCATGAATGAATAGAATTTACATTGGTATTTTTTTGTCAATATTTCTGTGATTGATTTGTAGTCTTTAGCTTTCATTTTATGGTCCTTTCTATTTAATAAACTCATTCATTACTTTAAAAGTAGGATTAGCTTGAAAAGCTCTTAATTGATTTTCATTCATTTCTGGAATTGGCTCTTTTGCGTATCTGTTAAAAGCATAATCCATAGCATCCCCTGTAAAATAATCAGAATACTTTTTATTTCCTATTATTTTATAAACTTTTTCTTCATGTTTTTTAGCTTGTTTTTTAGAGAAGAAACCATCTAATAGACATTCCTCAAAATGAAATGATCCGAAAGTTTTCTTAACTAAAAAATAAGCATATCTATTTAATTGTTTTTTGTTCATTTGTTTTTTCCTTTCTATTATTAATATGCTTGTATGATTAATCTATCAGTATTTGGAATTTCAATTACTGTCGTATGATTTCTTAAATCATCAAGACTTTTTATATCTGTATAATTGTCTTGTACTTTTTTTAAGTTTTCATACTCATCAAAATCACATCTAAAAGCGATAGGATCAAATTCTAGCTCATGATCGCAATCTTGTTCGTATTGTTCAAGATATTCAAACAATGCTTTAGTACCTTCATAGCTAAAACCATGTTTGATCATCTCATCTGTAAAAGTGTGTTCTGTTACTGTGTCTTTCATTTGTTTTTTCCTTTCTTTTTTTCTATTATATTAATTGTATAATTTATTAATGTCAAGTTTATTGGTTTTTGTTGATTTCATTGCTTAATTGAGCAAGTTGTAAAACTTTATAGAAATAATCAGTTGAATAAAGATGTTCTATAGTTTCATCATCTAGTATTTTATTTATACTAAATTTAGAACAACCTTCATGTTCTTTGAATTTATTTCTATTAAAAAAATATATTTGCATTTTGTCATTTGCAAATGATGGTGCGATGTCATCTTTCCATGATGAATTTTGAAAACCTAACTCTTCAAGTTTTGAAACATCACATTGTAAATCATAATCTTCATTATGCCATTTTACTTTTGTATTGTTCATATTGTTTCCTTTCATTATTATTTATTTATACAAAATATATATTTATTTATTGAAGTCAATATACAAAATATATTTTTTTTAATTTTATTTTAAAAGCTCTAATTAGATTAGAATTATTCTAATGTGTGTTATTTTGGCAACACCTGTTGTAATAATATCACAGACCAAAAAACTTCAGAGCTCAAACAAACTTAGGTTGAGAAGAAAGAAGATTGATTGAAAGGTTGTGAAGGTTAGAAGTAAGATTGATTGAAATGTTAGAAGTAAGATTGATTGAAATGTTACTATTCTAATTCATAGAAAGTTTTTGTAGCCTTCTTGTATTACTTCGGTTTAGAATTATTCTAAAGTATAAGGACCATTAAAAAGAATTTTTATTAATCATTAGCGGTAATCTTTTATTATCAGAACCCCACAATGTATATATTTATAGAATAGGATCTACTTTTTTGAAACTTGACTACCCCCTACCACCCACAGAACGACGTGCCATTACTATACATATATTCATGGGACTTCAGGACACCTTTATACACACACACCTTTTCCTTTCATTCCACAAAGAATAAACTATATCTAGTATATGAATTACTTTTCATCAGAAGATCTAGATTGTGTTTGCTATATCGAAGAAAAAACTAACAATGTTGTAATTAAATTCTTTGGTATGCCTAATAGCGACTCTGCACACTTATTCACATCTTACATTATGATGAGACTAGGATTTGAATACACACCTTTTGGAGAAGATAATTTCAGCAAATTAGTTCACTAGATATGGACATCAAGATACCCTATACCCCAAGAAAGCACCAGGCTCACTTACACAAACAAATAGATAAGCACAGATGGAATGTATTAGTTTGCCACAGAAGGTTTGGCAAAACAGTATGTATGATCAACCACTTAATTAGATCAGCATTATTATCGAAACAGAAGAACCCTAGATATGCTTACATTGCACCTACCTTCAAACAAGCAAAAAGTATTGCATGGGATTACATGAAACAGTTTACCGCCAAGATACCACACACCAAATTTAACGAAACAGAGCTGCGTGTAGACCTACCTAATGGTTCTCGTATCACCTTGCTAGGCTCAGAATCTCCAGATGGTCTGCGTGGAATATATTTAGATGGATGTGTGATAGACGAATATGCGAATGTAAACAGTAAGCTATTCCCAGAAATCATTAGACCTGCATTATCAGATCGAAAAGGTTACTGTGTTTTTATTGGAACACCAATGGGAATGAACAATAACTTT